GTTACCGAGCTTCGTCCGCCATACACGCCGGAAGCGTATGTCGAGGCAATAAAAGCCGCGCAGCAGGCGGGTTATGGCGTCTGCGTGATAGACAGTCTGTCGCACGAGTGGACCGGGGAAGGTGGTTGTTTGAGCATCGTGGACGCGCTGGGCAAAGGCTTCGCGGGCTGGAAAAATGTCACGCCACGTCATGAACGACTTATCAACGCGATTTTGCAAAGCGACATGCACATCCTCGCCACCATGCGCTCGAAAGCCGAGTACTCGGTGGAAACCAACCTCAAGGGGCAGGCGGTTCCCAAGAAGGTTGGGACCGCGCCGATACAGCGCGACAGCATCGAGTACGAGTTTACCGTGGTCTTCACGCTCAACCAGAACCACTATGCCGCTGTTTCCAAGGACCGGACCAGTCTGTTCGATGGCAAGGATTTTGCCATCACGGAAGACACCGGCAAGGCGCTACTCGGATGGCTCAATTCCGGCGTTCCGGCGGAACAGAAAGGCGCAGCGGCACCCGCGTCTGCGCCAAAACCAGCCTCTGAAGCCAGCGAGCAGCTTACCGCCAAAGGTGTCCTGGAGGAAGTGAAATCCCGCGATACCGAAAGCGGCAAGAAGTACGGCCTCAAGCTGGCGGGTGTCGGCAAGGTGTTCATTACCCATAGCGCCGCTGCCGCCGAACGCGCGGTCGGCTTCGTGGGCAAGACAATCGCCGTAGCTTACAAGGAATCGGTAAAAGACGGCAAGAAACAGTACGACATGCTCGGCTTCGAAGAAGCCAAATAACGGAGGGAATCATGAAGATAGATTACGAAGTGGACGAGAATGCAGGCGTTTACACCCCGCTCCCGGCGGGCAGGTATCGCGTGAAGGTGCTGGAGATTGAGGACGGATACTCCAAGGCAGGCGACCCGAAGCTCAACATGAAGCTCGGTGTGGTGGACCAGCCCGAACGCTGGGTGTTTCATACGCTTACCTTCATACCCAAGGGCCAGCCGGGCCACGGCATCGCGGTTCATTCGCTGAAATGCTTCGGGTTCTCCATCGACAAAAGCCGGGTTAATTTTGACTCGGAGGATATGGTTGGCAAGGAGGCGATGGCGGAGCTCATCATCGAGGAATATAACGGCAAGCGAAGCAACAAGGTCCGCCAGTTCGATTACCTGCCCGACGCGCAACCGGAAAAAACCGATGAGGTGCCATTCTGATGGATACCGCGACATTGCCAAAGCCGCTCTATGCGGTCGGTTACCGCGATTACCGCCGCCAGCACTTATACACCGTCAACGGTGTCGAGTATCCCTCGGTAACGAAGATACTCGGCATCGTGGGCGGCGGAAAGACCAACGCGCTAGTGGTGTGGGCACGCCGCGCCGCGCTAAAGATGGCCGAGTCCGAACTGGTCGCCGAGCTGACGCAGGGCCGGACAATCACCGCCGATGTGCTGGGGCCGATACTCGCCCGCGCCGATCGCCAGCCGGACAAAATCAAGGACGAAGCCGCCGATATCGGCAGCCGCATCCATCAGGCGATAGACGATTATATCGCCGGGAAGATGCCAAAACTGGAGCCGGACACAAAGCCCGGCTTTGAGAACTTCATGTCGTGGCTGTCGCAGGAAGGTCTGGAGATTATTGCTGGAGACACCGTCGTAGCCAGCACAAAATACGCCTACGGCGGGCGGCTGGACGCGATTGCCCGCAGCAAATCTGGCGGGTTCATCATACTGGACTGGAAAACCAGCAACGCCATGCGCGAGGAATACCCCTTGCAGGTTTCGGCTTACGCGCAGGCGTTTTCGGAAACCTACGGCATGCCGTTGCCAGAAAGCGCATGGGTTATCCGTTTCGGCAAGACCGGCCCGGACTTTGAAACCAAGAAGGTGAATATCCCCGTCGCGCTGGATGGCTGGCTCGCGGCGATAAAACTGTTCGACGCGATGCATGGAGGGTTATGGACAGCGTAATCGAGTTCGAGGTCATTGGCATACCAAAACCGTGGAAACGCCCGGTGCGGTTTGCCCACACAAACGGCAAGTTCGTCAGTTGGAGCCCGAAGGACGACTGGTTCAGGCTTATATACGCCGAGGCGGTCAAACACCGCCCGGTGGAGCCGCTGGACATGCCGATACGGCTGGATGCCACATTCCGGTTCCCGCGTCCGAAGTCCGTGAAGGTCACGGAAGTGTTCATGGCCCACCGCCCGGACGAGGACAATCTAAAAAAGGCCCTGATGGACGCGATTACATACGCGCGCATCTGGGTGGACGACAGCCGCGTCTGCGACGGGCGCGTGATGAAGGTCTACGGCGAGCCGCCGGGTGTCACAATCCGGATATCGCCAGCCGGACAGGACGGGATTCCCGTCCTTGGAACAGTCAGCTAAAGGAGAATTTATGCATTTACCGCAACAGTTCAGGGCACTACTCGGCAGCAGCCGCACATACCGCGCACGCAGGACGCCGCGCAGCATGGCGCTGTATTTCATCGCCTGCGCGCTGGCAATGGCGCTTGTGATACTCACGGACCCTGACGAATGCTAGAGCAGGCGCTTGCATATGCGGCGCGGGGCTGGCCTGTCCTGCCATGCCGGAGTGTCGGGGATGGCAGGAACAAGGCCAAGACCCCGCTTACCGCCCACGGGTTCAAGGATGCTTCGTGCGACCCGCCGACAGTCCGTCGGTTATTCGGTGCCACGCCGGACGCGATAATCGGCATAGCAACGGGCAAGGCATCCGGATTCTTCGTGCTGGATATAGACGTGAAGAAGAATGCCGGAGGCGAGGAGTCGCTTGCCGAGCTTGAGAAAGAGCACGGCGTTCTGCCGCTGACTGTAGCGACGCGCTCGTGCACCGGCGGTCGGCACCTGTATTTCCGTTATCCGGAAGGCGGTATCGGCAGCAGGACGGGTATCCGTCCGGGTCTGGACATACGCGGCGACGGAGGATATATTATCGCGCCTCCGTCGGTGGTGGATGGCAAGAGTTATGAGTGGATTCACCCACCCGACACCACGCCGTTTGCCGATGCTCCGGAATGGCTTGTTCTGCTTATCCGGACGCAGAAGACGATGCCAGATACGGATTTGTCCGGCGGCGAGAAGATAACCGGCAACCGCAACGCCACGCTGTTTTCCATCGCGTTCCGTCTGCGTAAGGCGGGGCTTGGACCGGACGAGATATTTGACACGATATCCCGGACGAACCGCGAACGCTGCGTCCCGCCGCTGGAACCCGCCGAGATAGAGAAGATAGCGAAGTCGGCTGGCAACTACTCGCCGGGAAGCGTGAACGGGCCATACACCGACGTGTGGAATGCTGCCCTGCTGCGCGAACTGTTCGGCAACGATCTGCGATATTCCGCGCAACTGGGCGGCTGGCATGTATGGGACGGGACGATGTGGGCCAAGGATGAGACCGGGCAGGTAATGCGCCTTGCGCGCCAGACTGCCCGGCGCATGTTTGCAATGGCCGAGGCCGCGCGCGACGACAAACTGTTCGCGCATGCCAAGTCCAGTGAATCGAAAGGGCGGCTGGACGCGATGGTAAAGCTCGCGGAAAGCGAAGCCGGGATACCGGCGCAGGCGTCGGAATTCGACACAGACAAAAAGATACTCAACTGCACCGGCGGGACGCTGCGCCTGCCGGACCGGCTCGACCCGCACAGGAGGGAGGATATGCTTACGCGCAAAGTGGCGCACAAATGGAACCCGGACGCGAAGTGTCCGAGGTGGCTGCAGTTCCTGGACGAGATATTTCAGGGCGACGCGGAACTTATTTCATTCGTGCAGCGTGCCGCCGGATATTCGATTACCGGCGACACTTCGGAGCATTGCATGTTCATCTGTTACGGTACTGGCCGCAACGGTAAAAGCACGTTTCTGAAAACGATATGGCGCATCATGGGGCCATATGCTGCGGTCACCCCGGCTGCCACGCTCATGGAGCATCACGACGGTAACAGCAACAACGCCGCACAGGAACTGGCGAAGTTGAAAGGCATACGCTTTGTGATGGCTTCCGAAGGCGAGAAAGGCCAGAAACTGGCTGAGGCGCAGATAAAGTCCATGACCGGCGGCGAGCCGATATGCGCGCGCTTTTTATACAGCAAGCCGTTCGAATACGTTCCCGAGTTCAAAATCTGGCTCTCGACTAACTACAAGCCGAATATCAGCGGCACCGACCAAGGTATCTGGTCGCGCATAAAACTTATCCCGTTCAACGCGTACTTCGGGCCGGACAAGGTGGACCGCAACCTGGACGATAAACTGATGGCCGAAGCCGAAGGGATACTGGTGTGGCTGGCCAAGGGTGCGCAGCAGTGGTACAACAGCGGGCTCGGCATGCCTGCGGTAATGCGCGAGGTGCTCGACGAATACCGCGAGAAATCGGATCTTGTGGGCGCGTTCCTCAACGAATGCTGCGACCGCGAGTCCGGGGCCGAAGAACTCGCAAGCCACCTTTCTTCCGCCGCGCAGGGCTGGGCCAAGGAAAACGGCTACAAGGGCATTAGCCGCAACCAGCTGTCCGAGTATCTTGAAAAGCTCGGCATGGTCAAGAAGCGTGCCACGGCTGGCATGTTCGTGGACAAGTATGTGTGGTCAGGGGTAAGGCTGAAAGCCGATGCGCAGCCCAGCCGGTACGGAGGGTGGTATGACAATTAACGCAGTGCTTTCGTTTCACGAGAGTGTGATAATCGCGTGCCCGCGCGGAATATATACAGCACTGGCCAGTTTTCGCCAATTTCGCCAGAATCGCCAAAACGAAAAAACGGTGTTTTGGCGAACACCGGCTCCTACGCACGCGAGTAATATATATTGTTCGCCAAATCGCCAATTCATTCCGGAAAGTCTCCCAAGAGTATCTCTTTCCAGGAAAAGTTTCGGAAACGCTTGGCGAATTGGCGAAGAAAGCGTAACTCTCCAATACAAAACGCTTCGCCAAAATGAAAAAACAGCTCGCCAAATCGCCAAAACGGGGTGTGCGCTATGGAAATAGAGCGCAGGAAACTGGCGACTGCCGCCATAGCCCGGCTTTCGGCAGTCTGGATACCGGGAACATATAAAATTACCGAACAGAAAGACGCGCGCCTGTTCAAGGCTATATGCGACTGCGAGCACAGGCTCAACGCGGTTTGGCTGGCCTGCCGCAAGAACAACGCCACCATGCGCCAGTTCAAGACCGAGATTGACCACTGGGAAGCGCTGCACATGAGCGCGATAAAACTGTCCAAGCAGAATCAGGAATGCGAGGTTCCTCTTCCATTCGCCGACTTTCCGGGGCAGCGGGCATGATGCCGGACCCCAAACGTGACGCGCGGATACTCGCCATGCTGCGGCGCGGGTTTGCGCCGAAAGAGGTCGCGTTCAGGATGAAGCTGGCATCGGTCGCGGTTGTCTACGAAGTGCTCCGCAAAAATAGCATGAAAGCGTATAATCTCCGTCGGAGAAACGCTTGCTAAACATTGCCAAAGTTTAGTCCGTGACAGCCGGACTATAGTGCGGTAAACTATTTGTGTCGAGGCAAGGACATGGGAGAAAACCATGACCGGGCCTCGATTTATTTGTGCAGGAAACCACACCCCGTTTAATGTCTTTGCCTCGACACCAAAGACACGGTCCTGCGCCCTTACCGGGCGCGGGCTCCCGTTTTCTGGCGGCAGCACGGATACGCGCATTGTGAACGAACCGGTCCGCGTGCAGGCCGCCATCCTTTTGCGCCCGAAGCAGGGTAACCCCATACAAAGGCTTCATGCCGCTGGCCTCGCGAGAGGGCGCAACCTTTTCGCCGGAGGGATATATGCTTAAGCCTGAATATATCCCCGTAGGCAAGCTCAAGATAAACCCGCAGAATCCCCGCGTCATCAAGGACGATGCGTTCAAGTGTCTGTGTGGCAGCCTCAAGGAAGACCCTGCGTACTTTGAGGCGCGGCCCATCCTCGTCAACAAGGACATGGTGATATTCGCGGGCAACCAGCGGTATCGCGCCGCCGTTGAAATCGGCATGAAGGAAGTGCCGGTCATCGTGATGGACAACCCGGAACTGGAAGCCAAGCGGATGCTCCGCGACAATCTGTCCTCCGGCGACTGGGATATGGACATGCTCGCCAACGACTTCGACGCCGAGTTCCTCCGCGAGGTCGGCTTCTCGGAAGACGAACTTGGCGAACTGGCCCAGCCTGACGCGCTTTTGGACGAGGACAAGCTGGACGAAGTGCCTGATAAGCCCGAAACCGCAATCACAAAGCCCGGCGACCTGTGGCTGCTTGGCGACCATCGCCTGCTTTGCGGCGACTCGACCAGCGAAGCCGATGTCACCCGACTGATGGACGGCGGCAAGGCGGACATGATATTCACCGACCCGCCTTATGGCATAGCCTATGTCGGCAAGACCAAGAAACGCCTGACCATACAGAACGACGCGATGTCCGATGAGGATTTTAGCGCGTTCCTCGGCAAGGCGTTCGGCGCAATGCGTAAGGTGTGCGACGGTGGCGCGCCTTACTATGTCTGTCACGCTGACGGCAAGACAATGCTGTTCCGGCAGGCGTTGCTGGATAACGGTTTCGAAGTCAAACAGAGCGTCATCTGGGCAAAACAGAGCTTTGTGCTTGGACGGCAGGATTACCAGTGGCAGCACGAACCCATCCTGTACGGCTGGGCCGCAGGCGCAAGCCACAAATGGTATGGCGGACGTGCAGAAACGACAGTCTGGGAAATAGACCGTCCCACGCGCAGCGAAGAGCACCCGACCATGAAGCCTGTGGAACTGTGCGCCCGCGCCATCCGCAACAGTAGCCGCAAGGGCGACACGGTGCTGGACCTGTTCGGCGGCTCAGGCTCGACACTAATTGCCTGCGAACACACGGGCCGCAAGGCACGACTCTGCGAGATAGACCCGCTCTATTGCGACGTGATAGTCAAACGCTGGGAGCAGGCAACCGGGAAGAAAGCGGAGGTTCGCCATGCCGTATAAGCCGCTGTCGCCGTGCGCATATCCCGGCTGCATCGGCCTTGCACCTGACGGCGAACACTACTGCGCCGCGCACAAACCGGCCATGCAGATACATGAGCAGGACAGGCGCGGTACCTCTGCCAAGCGTGGCTATGGCAACCGCTGGCGCAGACTGAGACTGATGGTGCTATCGCGCGACCCGGTGTGCAGGCATCCGGGGTGCAACCAGCCGTCAACGGACGTGGACCATATAGTCCCACGCTCGCAGGGTGGCACTGACAGCATGGACAACCTGCAGGGCCTGTGCCACGCGCATCATAGCGCCAAGACGGCGCGCGAGGATGGAGGGTTTGGCAACCCCCTATAGGGCGGGTCAGTTCCTTTTAGCGATTTGGAAGGTGACCGCGCTGGGGCTACGCGTGAACGCGTCCATAATTCGCATAGGGGGGTACCAAGGGTATTTATGCGTGGAAGAAAGCGGATTCCGACAGCAATCAAGCAGAAAACCGGCACTTTGAAGAAGTGCCGGACCAACCCTGCCGAACCGAAGCCGGGTCCCGCCAATAGCGAGCCGCCCGAATTTCTCGACGACGAGGCCAAGGCCAAATGGCGCGAGCTTTTTCCCGAACTTTCCGCGCTGCAGGTTGTAAGTTCGGTGGACCGCGATCTGTTCATGCTGTACTGCTCGGCTTATTCCAACTGGAAGCGGGCAAACGATGTGCTCAAGCAAAGCAAGCAGGTGTACCGCACCCCGAACGGTGCATTCCAGCAGATACCGCATGTATCCATCGCGCGCGGCTGGATGCTGATGATGACTAAACTGGCGGCTGAAATGGGAATCCCGGCCACGATGCGCAGCAGGATAATCCCGCAGGCCGGGAAAGACAAGGACGAGGACACCGAGTTTTTCGAGAAAGGCTTATGACACAGGCAATGCAGAACTTTTATTTCGACAGGAAAGCGGCTGCCCGCGCGGCGCGCTTCTTCGAGCATTACCTTGTGCATATCAAAGGCAAATGGGCGGGTGAATCATTCAAGCTGGAGGGCTGGCAGAAGGACGACATCATTTCCCCTCTCTTTGGTTGCAAGCGCGCGGACGGCAGCCGCCAGTACCGCACCTGCTATATCGAGATTCCCCGCAAGAACGGCAAGTCCAGTCTCTGTTCAGGCATTGCGCTTTATCTGCTTTACGCCGACAGCGAGCCGTCAGCCGAGGTTTACAGCGCGGCAGCGGACACCAAGCAGGCCGCCATCGTGTTCAACGTGGCAAAAAGCATGGTGCTGGCCTCGAAATCGCTGATGTCGCGCGGGCAGGTGTACCGCAATTCGATATTCGTGCCGCGCACGGCCTCGGCGTATCAGGTGCTTTCGGCAGACGCATACACGAAGCACGGGCTTAACGCGCACGGGATTATCTTTGACGAACTGCACGCGCAGCCGAGCCGGGACCTGTGGGATGTGCTGGCGACCAGCACCGGCGCGCGCTCCCAACCCTTAACCGTGGCAATCACAACCGCTGGTTTTGACCGGAACTCCATCTGCTGGGAGCTCCATGAGTACGCCCGGAAAATCAAAGAGGGCATTATTGAGGACGATTCGTTCCTGCCGGTCATCTATGCCGCAGACGAGCAGGACGACTGGCGCGACCCGGCGATATGGAGTAAGGCGAATCCTAACCTCGGCGTATCCATCAGCGAGGATTACCTCAAGCGCGAATGCGCCAAGGCTGAAAATGTCCCGGCTTATGAGAACACTTTTCGCCGCCTGCACCTGAACCAGTGGACGCAGCAGGAATCCCGCTGGATACCGATGGCGGCGTGGGCAGCTTCGGCGGGCGAGGTGGACATAGCCGCACTGCGCGGCAAGGTCTGTTACGCTGGGCTGGACCTGTCCAGCACAACCGATATCACCGCGCTCGTGCTGGCGTTTCCCATCGGCGATGACGTGAAACTACTGCCGTTTTTCTGGATACCGGGCGACGGGATTATCGAACGCGCCAAGCGCGACCATGTGCCGTATGACCTGTGGGTTAAACAGGGGCTGATATACGCCACGCCGGGCAATGTAATCGACTACGCGTTCATCGTCGCCAAGATAGCGGAACTGCGCAAGAAATACAGCCTCAAGGAAATAGCTTTTGACCGCTGGGGCGCGGCAAAGATAGTCCAGGAGCTGACCGAGCTGGGTGTCACCGTAATTCCGTTCGGGCAGGGATTTGCCTCGATGTCCGGCCCGGCGAAAGAGCTTTTGCGGCTGGTTCTGGCGGGCAGACTGCACCATGGCGGTAACCCGGTACTGCGCTGGATGGCCGATAACGCCGTCGTAAAAACCGACCCCGCCGGGAATATCAAGCCGGACAAGGCCAAAAGTACCCAGCGCATAGACGGCATAGTTGCCACGGCAATGGCGCTTGACCGGACGCAGCGCCACGGTGCGGGCCGGAGCGTATACGAAAGTCGCGGGATGATGATTTTATGAACTGGCTTACAAAACTTTTTAACCGGAACGGGCGCAAGGTGCAGAGCATGCAACAGTTCTTTGCCGATGTGTTTCTGCCGCTGTCCGACACCCAGAGCGGCGTGCTTGTGAACGAGAATCTTGCGCTGAACCTGTCCTCGGTCTATGCCTGCATACAGGTGCTGGCGCAGACCATCGGCTCGCTGCCGCTGCACGTATACGAGCGCACCGTCGATGGCAAGAGCCGCGCGACAGGCCACCCGTTGGCCCGGATGCTGCATGATGCGCCCAACCCGGAGATGACTTCCATGTCGTGGCGGCAGGCGATGATGCTGCACCTTGGGTTATGGGGCAACCATTACAGCGAGATAGAGCGCACAGGCTACGGCGATGCGGTCGCATTGTGGCCCATCACCCCGTGGCGCGTGTTGCTAAAACGCATAGACGGCAAACTGGTGTACGCAGTGGCGCTGGATGACGGCATGGTCTATGTGCCGTTCCAGAACATGCTCCACATCAAAGGGCTGTCCTATGACGGATTATTGGGCATGCCGCCGATGCGCGCGGCGCGGGAAAGCATTGGCCTCGGACTTGCGGCACAGAAGTATGCGGCTAAATTCTTCGCCAACGATGCCCGACCCGGCGGAATACTGGAACACCCCGGACAGCTGTCTGACGAAGCGTCGGCCCGCCTGCGCAAATCGTTCGAGCGGGCGCATGAAGGGCTGGACAACAAATTCCGCGTGGCGGTGCTTGAGGAAGGGATGAAGTTTAACGCCGTCGGCATCCCGCCGGAGGACGCCCAGCTCTTGGAAACGCGCAAATTCGGTGTGTCTGAAATCGCCCGCTACTTCCGAATGCCGTTGCATAAGATTTCGGACCTTGAGCGCTCGACGAACAACAACATCGAGCATCAGGCGATTGAATTTGTGACGGACACCATACGCCCTTGGCTGGTGAACATCGAGCAGGAACTGTCGTTCAAGCTGTTCACCGGCGACTTCTTCCCAGAATTTCTGATTGAAGGGCTGCTTCGCGGCGATATCAAGACGCGCTATGAAGCCTACGCCATCGGGCGGCAATGGGGCTGGCTGTCGGCGGATGATATCCGCGAGAGGGAGAACATGAACAGACTGCCGAACGGGCAGGGCGGGCAATACCTCGTGCCGCTCAATATGACTTCGGGAGGACAAAATGGACAGGCAATTCAAAATACTGCCGATTGAAGGCGGCAAGATCACGCAGGAAAACGGCGCGGTGTACCTTGAAGGCTACGCCAACACCAAGGGTCAGGCCGATCGCTACGGCGATATCCCGGCGGTCTACAAGGCCAAGCGGGATTACGTCTACGACCTCAAGGAATACCTCAAGAACCCAGTGCTGCTGGTGGACCATGTAAACGCAATCGACCATGTGGCTGGCTCCATGTCGGAAATCCGCGAGGATGCGCGCGGCCTCTACTTCAAGGCCAAGTTTTCCACCTCGGATTACCCCGTCGTGGAACACGCCAGAAAGATTTACACCGAGGGCCACGCAAAGGGAATTTCAATCGCCGGTAAGTTTCATTACGAGAACCCCGACGCGCCGAACCAGCTCACGCTGGCCGAGATATACGAGATTTCGCTTGTGGCCGTGCCCGCCGACCCTGACGCGCTGGCCGAGGCGGTACAGAAAGCGCTCAGGCAATTGAGCGAACCTAAAACAGACGGAGGAACAATGGAACCCGAAACCAAGACGGTGGCGGCACCTGCCGCGCCGGATATCAACGCCCCGCTGGGCGAGCTGCGCAAGACGCTGGAAGCACGGCTGGAAGACTGCATCACCAAAGACAAGGTGGAAAAGCTGGTGGAGGACATCGTGAAAAAAGTTCACCCCCAGCCGAGCACGCGCACAGTCCCGCCCCAGAGCCCGGAAGAAGTGCTGGAACGCGCCGAGGCGTTCAAATCCTCGCCGCGCAACACGAGTGAAAAGCCGTGGACCAGCGAGTATGGCAAAAAGTTCGGCAGCATGCGCAACTTCCTGCTCGCCGCCAAGGAACGCAGCCCGCTTCTGGCCGACACCAAGACCATCATGGCGGAAGGCACCCCGGCGGTGGGCGGATATCTCGTCCCGACCGAGTTCTACACCGAGGTGATGCGCCTGCTCGTGGACGCGTCGCCCATCATGGGCATGGCAAACATCCTGCCGATGTCCACGTGGAAGCGCCTGCTGCCGCGTCAGCTGACCAGCGTGGCAATCGGCTGGGTCACGGAAGGCGGCACGAAGTCGGTCACCAACCCCACCTTCGGCCAGCTTGAACAGGTGGCAAAGGTGATGGCGGCGGTGGTCAAGTGCACCGACGAGCTGCTGCGCGATTCTGCAATCAACCTGACCGCGTTCCTTGCCGAACTTATCAGCGAGGCGATGGCGCTGGAAATCGAGCGCGTGGCGCTGCTGGGCGACACTTCGGCAGGCGACCCGTTCACCGGCATCTACAAATCGTCCGGCGTGAATGTGGTGTCCATGTCCGGCAGTTCGGTCAGTTTCGACGACATCGCGGACCTTATCTTCTCGCTCAACGCGGCGAACTCGCAGGGTGCGACCATCGCCCTTAGCCGCGCCGGTCTCAAAAAGCTGATGAAACTAAAAGACACCATCGGCAACTACATCTGGCAGCCGCCCGCCGGAAGTGTGCCCGCCACAGTCTGGAACGTGCCGTATGTAATCTGCCCGACCATCACGTCCACGCTGGGCACCGCGTCGGACATGACGGCGGCGTTCTACGGGCGGTTCAACCGCGCGCTCATCATCTCGCCGCGCGAAAGCCTCGCCGTGAAAGTCTCGCAGGACGCGTATGACAACAGCGACAATTCAAACGCGTTCATGCAGGACCAGACCTGGCTGAGATTCACGCAGGCGCTGTCCATCGACGTGGCGCAGCCGTCGGCGTTCAGCTATCTGCTGTTCAAGTGAGGATAACCATGGGAATCTACAAAGTCAAAAAGGCGTTCGGGCATTACGCGGAGGGTGCGATTATCCAGCTTTCCGCAGCCGACGCCGAGAAGTACAAAGAGTTCATCGAAGCGGTCAACAAAAAGGCTGCTTCCGGGAGCGCAAAATAAATGGGTCTGCGCCTGCTGACACCGCCCGCCGTGGAGCCGGTCACCGTGGCCGAGCAAAAGGCGTTCATGCGCGTCGATATTGCCGACGATGACGCGGTGATAGCGCTGTTCATCACGGCGGCGCGGCAGGCGGTTGAAGTGCTGACCGGCAGGGCGTTCATCACGCAAAAATGGCAGGCCAGTTTCGATATCGTGCCCATCGGCAAACGGCTGGAACTGCCGATTGCCCCTGTGGTTTCGGTCGAAAGTGTCAGGGTGGCTGATGTTACGGAGACGCTCCGGGTGC